TATTCTTGTATATCAGGAGTACGAGAACCTGTATTAGTATTAGTCCAATTAGTATTAATTAATTCTTTTATTAACCTACTAGCGTTTAACATATTCTCTCTCCTAATAAATAAATATAACTGATTTTACCTAAAATCTAATTTTTCTTAAATTAGATTCTAGTGCTTTTATTTGTTGTAAATAACTATCTCTTTTGCTTGATAATTGTTGGTCGCCTACTCTTAACTTTGCTGCAAAATCATCTAAGTCAACTAAATTTAATGCAGTTTTCAATGTACACAATTTTTCTATTTCGTAAGGTACGCTTGAATGGCCCCAAGTATAAGTCAATTTTAAATAATGGTCATCGTAAGCTATAGGTTTAACATAAATAATACTTTTATTGTAATCAATGTAATAATCGTTCGCTCTACTTTCGGTTTTAGAAGTTATATAATCTGTATATGTACTTCCGTCCCAAACTTCAATTTTCCAAGAACTGTCTTTTGTCCTTAAAGGTCTATACTTTGGGAAAATAGGAATGAATCCTTCGTCATCTGCTGCTTTGTAAATCAAATCGTGGAATTCATTACTAACTGTGTTTGATTTGTAAGAAGTCATTAAAAACGAATCTATCTCGCCTTCATTTCCTAAAATCATATTTGCAATAGCCGAATCTGTTGGAATACTTGTTGGAGTAAATGTTGTACTCGCTAATCCCATAAAACTTTGTACTTTTGAAATGTTAGTATAAGTTGTTGTATAACTAGGCAATCTTACATAATAACTTGTATCTGCTTGATAAACAACATAATAAGAATAATAAGTTGTATATCCTGTTTTACTAACTACAATATAATGTGTATTATTCGCAGTATCCAAAACTATTGCTGCTGCTAAAACCCCTGAAGCATTAGTAGTTCCTGTACCTGCGCTTGTCCCATCAGTCTTATAAACTGTAACTGTTGCACCAGATACTACTGTCTCTGTCTGATCTTTTACTAATACATTGAAATTATATGTTGCCATAGTATCACTTTATACCATATTTCTTTTTTAAATCATCCAATGTTATAAATTGACCCTTTTTTATTTGTCTCTTTGCAATTTCAATATCTTTTAAATCTCTTTTTGTTAATTCTTTAACCATATCTGCTCAACACCGTATCTATTGCATTTCTTGCGTAAGCAACAGGTTCTATTCCCTGTTTCTCTATTTTCCTACAAATCATAAATGCTACTTGTTTCGCTTCCTCTTCTGGTATATTTAATTTTCTTTTGCACCACTCATAAATTGGTTCAATCGGAGGAAAACTTCCTGGCTCTCTACCAAACTCAACATAGTCTGCGTAATTAATTCCCCATTTAACAATACAACCATCATTTGTTAATATCAATTCTCCGCTTTGTAATAATTGACCTGTGTCAATATGATTTCCATCTATAAGATTTTGAGAAGCTTGAGAAAGAATTTCTGAGCCTAAATGTTGTGCGACTTTGACTAATCCTTCCTCTATACTGTTCGCTTCTATTGTAACCATACTACTTACCTATTAAAGTACCGTAAACACTAACACTTGAAATGTCAGTTCCATTACCTAATTCAGCACCTGTTGCATTAACAATAAAGAATATCTTATTGTTTTCTTTGTCGTAAATATATGTGTAAGTTACATCAGGGTCTAATAATACTGATGTGTCTGTTTCAGTGAATCCCCAAACACCACATACATCGTAAGTAACTCCGCCTGTAGCATAAGTTGTAAATGCTTGGCCTGTTCCACCTATTTTTATTCTTTGCATTCTAACTTTATCGGGCATAAGTTCCCATAAGAAACCTTTTATCTTGCCCCAAACTTGACTACTTCCTAATGCCATATCCACCTACCTCCAATGGCTTTTATTTTTTTAATTCTGCTTTGTTTTTTCTTTCCTCTAAAAGTTCGTGATAAAACTTTTGACCTTTATGATGTGTTTTGTATATCTCGTAAATTTCTGGATCTGCAGATTTGTAAAAATCTTCTTCTTCTCTAGTTAATTTAACTAAACATAAATCATATTTTCTTATGAAGTCTTTTAAAGCGACATAAAATCCTTTATGCACTCTTACACCATTTATCATTTTCCATACTGTTGTTCCATATATGTGTTTGATAGTTGGTGTCCCTTCCTTTGAAAATCTATCTTGGATTTCAAATAAATCCAATATTTTTGGTTTTTCACTTGGTCCAAACTGATAAGTGTGGAATCCTGTTGGTACACTATAATGTACGCTTTTATCTTTGACATCTACTAATGCCATATTATCATCTCCTACTTTCTCTATTTCTAAAAAATATATAAAAAGGGATAGAATATATCCCTAGTTTTATTTACAAACTTGATGCTTTTAAGTCTCTTATTGAACCTTGTCTAAATCTACTTCTACATCTCAATTCGCCTGATGTGTAGTAAGCAGTCTTTTCTTTTACATAATCCAATAATACCCAGTTATTGGCTGAAGTAATAATTGTTGGTTGTGCAATATTCAATGAAACTTGAGGAACGCCCCATTGTGGGTTTGTATCCATAATGTAAACTCTTCCAATTGAATCTTTTTGTACATCTGGGTCTGTGAATACAGGAACACCATCAATTGAAGCAATAGGGAATCCTACATCTCCACCATTAGTTGGTTTTGCACCTTCTTCAGTTACAACATATCTGAATTCACCTTGAGGAGAAAATCTCATTTGAGTTTGAGCTGAAGCCATCATTTGACCATAAGCATCAGTGTTAGTAATAGCCATATTTGGGTTTCCGTTGTTACCTCTAATTAAACCATTCATTGCAAAGAAATATCCCATACTCCAAGTTCTATCAGTTCCTGAATTGTGGTCTGTGTTTGCATCATACCAAGTGTAAGTTGATACATCTACACCATTGAAATCTTCGTCGCCTGCAGTCCAAGAATCTGCTGTTGCATAAGCTGCTGATGCAGTCATTCTATCAACCGATTCTAAATTATAACCAGCTAAAGTATCACCATCAGTGTTTAAGTGTCCGTTCATTCCTGCAGCATGTAATTCTGCTGTGTTCTTCAAAATCCAATCTACATCAACATAATCGTTAGCTCTTGCTTTCAAAAATGTTTTATTTGATATTTCAATAGTTGTTAATTCTTCTTTTAGTCCAACAGTTGCTTCTAATACATCTGGTTTATCTGTATCAGGCAATGCAGCACCTTCTTGAATACCTGTTGATAAAGTTCCAGTAGCGTACATTAATCTCATACCATCTGGGTTATCTCCTCCATATATATCTTTTGGCAAAATACTGAATGTGTTTTTACTGTACAATATATTTACATAGGCCCTTGCACCGTAAACTACATTTGAATATCCTGCTTCTGTTGAATTGATTGGGTCATCAGCTTTTGCTAAGAAATTAGCAACTGAATTACCATAATATTTTCCGTAAGTTTTTTCTAACCAACTTCTCATATTGTCTGCCATTTTTCATCCCTCTTATAGTCCTTTTTCTTTTTTAACATAATCCCATACAAAGCTAGGATTTGATTTTATTGCACCTTCTGGTTGAACAGTTGGAGCAACTGTTGTTACTGATTTTTGAATATTACCTGATAATTGTTTTTGCAATTCAGCAACTTTTGCTTCTAATTCTGTAATCTTCCCGTTATCTGCCTTTTCCATATCTTCACCTTCTTTTTCTGTAGATTCTTCTTCTGAAATATCTTTAGGTTCTGCTTCTGTTTCTGGTTTCTTTTCTTCAGCAGGTGCTTGTTCAGGTTTCTTTTCTTCTTCAACCATCTTATTCACCTCACTAATAGACTTTTCAGTATTACTTTTTGCTTGTTTATTTTTTTGGTCATCAAATAGTTTTTTGGCATAATTTAAAATATAGTCCTCTGCTTCATTTTGATTGAAATTTTTATATTCTTCGGGGGTCAAGTTATCAGTAAATAAAGAAATCATTTTATCAGTATCTATATTTACATTCTTTTCGTTATTATATATTGCAGCCTTTATACTATCATCAATTATTTTTTTATTTTTAGAATTTAAAATAGATTTATATTTATCATCATTATTTAAATTATTATTTGTTTTTGGTTTACTTTGATTTGATGAATTGTTGTTTGAATTATTTGATTCGTAGTAGTGTCCACCACGTTCCCCTGTTTGTACGTGAGCACCTTTAGGAACCTCACTTGGATTTGATACATATACTTTTTCGCCTTTTTCAAGATTTTCTTCCTTCGCTTCTTGTTCAGGAGTTTTACCTTCTTCTTTAGCTTCTTCAGCTACATCGGGTTTTCCTTCCTCTTTAACATCATCTTTAACTTCTTCTTTTGGTACTTCAACTTCTTTTTTATTTTCTTCTGGTGCTGAAACTTCAGTTTTTGCTAAAGCTTTCTCTACCATAGAATATAATTTAGAAATATTTTCATTTAAAGAATTTAAAGTCTTTGCTAAATCAATTTGCTCAGAAGCCTTTGGAACTTCATTGTCCATAGTGTTCGCCTCCGATTTTTCCAAGTTTTCAGTTGTTATAAGATTATAACTATCCATTGTTAATGTTCCACTTTTACTTGCTTCTACTAATCGCTCTAACATTTTATGTAAAGCAACATCATCTAAGTTAGATTCCAAAACAAATTCAAATAATCTTGTTATTGTTGGAACATTTATATTAATAATATCTACATCTTCATCTGATTTAGTCATATTTTGATAAATAGTTTGAGTTAAAGCATAAAATCTGTCAGAATCTTCTGAAATATCTTTATATTCTTCTCTGACTTTTTGTTTTGCTTCATTCCATTTAGTTTCATCAACATTACCTGGTTTAGCCATATAATCAGACTTGGCCATACTAAACCCTGTGATTAAAGCTAAAGGGTTTGCTGGACTTTCAACAACACTTATTTCTAATAAAGGAATAGTAACTAATTCATCTACTTGTCCTTCTTTATTTTGTTTTGTAATTAATAATGGCTGACCGCCACCAATTGAAACGCCTGTTGCTAGACCATTTTTTATTGCGTCCCAAGCTTCATCATATTCTTTAATATCATCATCGTGGCCATAAATCATAGCTGTAATTTTAAATGCTTTATAATCACCAAGTTGTTCTTCTTCACCATTTAAAACTTTACCAATAGTTCTATTAGTGTGCATCCAATTTAAAGGAGACCCTTTAATCATAAACTTATAAAATGCTTTTTTAAAATTAGACAAAGGTACAAATTGACCTTGTTTATCTTTTATTTCAACAGTAGCGTAAGCTGTAAATAATCTTTCTTTTTCATCTTGAATTATAATTGAATCATAAGAACCCATATAGACACACGATTTTAAGCATTTTCTGTATCTATATCTAATTCTATTAATATAATATGTTTAACTTATATAAAAAGGTTTTTATTTTTCTATTTTTCTTGATGTTTCTTCTAACTTTCTTTTTAACTTGTTTTCACCTACTTTTCTTACTTCTTCTGTATCATTATATTGGCTTATTCTAGAGTATCGCTTTAAAGTATTTCTACCAACATACAAACTAACAGCAATAAAATTAGAACTAAAAGGATAATGAGTACCACAAAACCTGCAAGTATCTATCTTCTGTATTAATTGCCCTTTCTTAACAAATTCTCTATCTTTATATTTCTTGGCACAATTCATGCACATTACATCATTTAAAGGAAAAACTTGGTCGTAATATTCACCAGTTAATTCGTCTTGGCCAGAATAAGCATATCTTTTATTTTCTATTTTTGATTGGTCTTCCCATCTTGTTAGGTTTCTGTGTAACTGTTCCATGATCTTCCTCTATTTCTTTATCATATACTACTTCTTGATAATTAGTGATGTTAATGCCTAACTCTTTTATTGTCCCTATTATTACTTGAGAATTTGCAGGATCTAATGTAACCACTTTGTTACAATGAATACATACATATCTTACTTTCTGTTCGTTTCTACCAAAAGGAAACATATCCTTACCGCACATACAACTTGGCATTCATTCACGCTCCAATTTATTTAATATTTTATTTAATTTTTCACTATCACTTAATTTTTCTTCTTTATATACCCAAACTTCTTTAACACCTTTAAACTCTTTTGCAGGCAATAACACAAAGGTGGAGTTACCATACGGTTTTGTTTTCAGTTTCATAAATATCACTAGGAGACTAGATATAATATATATACACTAAGGGTTGTCAATGCTTGAGGTGATTTTCTAAGAAAATCGTAATCTAATCTCCCAATATAATATATCAAGGTTGTTTATATACTTTTCTGTATTTGTAAAATATGTTTCGGCAAAAGTTTTACATTTAAGCTTGAATGTATGTATGTCTGCATTGTAAATGAGGCATAAAAGGCCTAAGTGAAGTATATGTTTTAGGGTCTGCTTCTTCTTTTATTATTTCTTTAAGTTCTTCCAAACTAACTCCCTTAGCCGTTCTTTGTTTAATTCGTTTACATATATCTGTAGTTCTATGGTCATTAGGCCCAACCCATTTAAATTTCATATTTCCTTCAGGGTCTATTATATTATATGTTTTTTCCATAGATATTTTTCTAATATTATTATATTCAGTACGGATAATCATATTTGCTCTAGATTTAGTTAATTCGGGTACTTCTTTAAGTAAATCCTTCCTAGTCTGTTCAACATTAAATACATTATTTTCAAAGTTACTCGCTAAGATACTATTTATTTTTTTATTCACTTGCTCTGCGAAACCAGCATAAGACTTCCAAAGTAATTCAGAATTAGAATATTGGTTAATAATCATTTCATCTTCAGAATTTACATCTAATTTTACTTTATTCTCTCTAGCTATTGTATTCTTTGCCCTAATATAAGTTTCTCTTATGCCATTTTCTACTTTGCTTTTAAATCGCTCTAAAAAGGCCCATACCAAGTTTTTAGAAATAGGTTTCATATTATCTTTATTAACATCTTTTAAATCTTCTTTAAGTATCTTTACTAAATCATTTACATTCTTATTCCAACCTAGATTTTCTGAAAATGCTTGATTAATTAGCTTACCTGTTTCTGTTGTGGGATTTAATACTTCATTAGGATTAGATTGTATAAATCGTGAAAGTATTTCGCTCTTAAGTTCTTTCTCAGAATATTTAGATTTCAATTCTTCAAAATAACTTTTAAAATTAGTATTTAATAACTCTAACTCGTTTAAAGCAGTTTTATATTGTTTGTCAGTTACCTTGGGAATAAACTTATGCGTTGCCTCGTGTAATAAAGTAGGAATTAAACCACCAGGTTGTTTCATAGCTTCTTCAGTTTTAATTCCAATCCCTAAAACAGGATTATAAGACCCTATATCGTTACCTTCAAAGATAGTCATTTCGTGAAAACGAATCTGACTAGCTAAGTCATAAAGAGTCTTAGGCTTAATCATAGCCATCACTTCTTAGGTTCTTCTTTAGTATTAAGTTCGCTCTGGCCTGGCAAATTCCCAAAAGTATCTTCTAACCCTCTTGAATTGGAGCTAAAAGAACTAAAAGAATTACTAGGCTCTTTTGTAGGTTTATCTGAAAATATAAACTCTTGTCGCTCTTC